CCCCCCTCCCCCGCGCTTAAATCCTAGTTGTTTCAAAGGCTTACGCTCTAACTTAGTCAAATCCACCCCCCGCGCTTAAATCCTAGTTGTTGCAGAGGCTTACGCTCTAACTTAGTCAAATCCACGCTGGGCCGCCTCCGCCGCTTCCCTACGCGTTTTTTTGGAATGGCATGATGCGCACAACGTCTGCAGGTTTGCCTGGTCGTATGGGGCGCCACCGGCCCGCAGCGGAACAATGTGGTCGATGTGCGCTCCGATGCCGTTGCACATGTTGCAGAGGGGGAACTCGGCGAGCTGCATCAGCCGAAGCCGTCCCCAGGTTGAGCTCTTATAAATCCGGAGGGCCGCCTGCCTGTGCGGGTCCTTGGCGCGCCTTGCGTCGATGGCTTTGCGCGTGAGCCGGTCTGCTGTGAAGAGTGCCCAGGTCTTTATTTTCGCTGGCATGAGTCGTTGCCCCCGGATCAGGATAGGCGTCGACCATCCAGCGCAGTGCTGGGTCCATGATTCGCCCTCCGTTCCCACCAGTGAATCAGAAAGGCAGCCCCCCACCTATACCCGCCAATTGTCAGCCCGTCACCTCGGTAAACCACTGGCAGAAGGAACGATCAACGTCAGACCAGCGCCGCAGGATTAAGAGCGAATGCTTTATGTCCAGGCCAACGTGCTCCGCCCGGACTACGACCACGTTCAGCCGGGAGTCGTCATTCACCAGCCCGACGCCCCAGCCTCGCAGCCGCTTGGTTGGTGGCTCGCACCAGTCCTTGATTGCCGCCGCGCAGTTGTCCAGGTCAAACCGGACTTTGCGCTTGGGGCACACTAGAACACCCAGCACTTCGGCATCCCCAAAGGCCAGCCCTTTCCTGCGATATGGCTCAGCTCCACGCTGAAAGAGCCCGTCCATGGCCTTAAGCCGCTGGAGAACGTCAGGGTTGATGAAGTTGCGGCCGGGCAGTTTGCTATTCTTCAGAGATGGGATGCGGGAAAGCTCGCCGTGAAACTCGATGCGGAGTCTCTTTAGGCCCTGCTTATCGTGGTCGGCATCGACCAGGACATGGCTCTGGTGCATCCACCAAGCGAGCCCCTTTGCCGCCATGCTACTGAGAGACGCCGGGCGCAGCTTCCGCACTCATTTCTGGCTGGGTCACGTCGGCGGGGATCTCCGGGGCTTGTAGTTCAACAGCCTCCTTGATCTTGGCAAGGATGCTTTGGATTGCTCCGCAGATGACCGCTGAGTCAGGAGCCGCTGGGTTTACGTTGAGATTTGATAGCACTTGCAGCATCAGCTTTGTTTCGGTGTCCGTGAGAGTGATCGCGTTCATAGTCCTCCGTCTGTTTATTGTTATTCACTTTCCAAAGTTGCAACCTTTGCCAACAAAACCTGTAACTGTGCTTCGAGACTCACCACACGCTCCCGAAGATCCTGCACAAGAGGGATGAGCAACACCGCCAGCCGGTCATAAGCCACGCCATCGGGCACTAGGTCGGTCGTTGAAACGGCTGGAATGTTGGCCCACGAGACGAGCATCGGCTCTATTGCCGCTACTTCTTCAGCGATGAGCCCGAAGAATCTCCCCTGCTGAGAATCCTCTGAAGCAAGAGATGTGTAGCGAACTGCTCTGAAAGAATCAAAGATTGCCTCGGCCTGCTCGGTGCTTAAGGTCTCCACGTCTGTTTTGTAGCGTATGGATGAAGTCGACTTGACCAGACCCCCGTTGCTGCCGAAGACCGCGTTTGCCGAACTGCCTGTGGTGCCGAGGTTGTTAAAAATAACTCGGTCAGCGCTAGAGCCTGGGGTCAAGTTGATGTCGGTGGTCGAGGTTATAGCGTTAGAGTTGATCACGAACGTGCCGCCGCATGTGATACTGCCGGTCGTGGTGACGGTGCTCGTCGTGGTTATTGCACCGGCTGACGACACTGAGAAGACCGTCGAGCCTCCAGAGGTCACCGCTCGAAACAGGTCGCCGGTTCCTGTGCTGGCCTGCTGAGCGTAGACGGCTGGGGTTGTGCCTGAATTCCACACATGCAGTCTGCCAGAGGTGCCGATCGTATCGCCTACGGTCGCGCCGTCTAGGAACATCTTGCGCCCTCCGAATGTTTGTGTCCCTGTGCCCACGAAGCCTTTAATGGCGTTCGTGGCGTTTGGGAGGTGCAGAGTATGAACCCCGCTCGCAGATGCCCAGTAAGGAGCGCCGCCACTGTTGCCGGTGCCGATCGCAAAAGTCTGCGAGGCACTCGTCAGGGTGTTGAGGGTGGTGATGCCTGCGTCAGAGGCGTTCGCCCAGGCCGTTCCATCGTATTTGAGCACCTGGTTAGTTGCAGGGCTTGAGATGGCCACGTCACCAGTCAGAGCGGCCAGGGTGGACGGTATGGTGGGCTTGTTCGTCAGGTCGGTATAGGAGCCGCTCGTCGCAACAGTAGCAAGCGAGGGAGTGCCGCTCAGGTCACTGTAAGCGCCAGACGTTGCGACCGTGGCAAACGATGGCTTGTTGGTCAGGTCCGTATAGCTCCCGCTGAAGGTGCTGTCGGTGGCATTTGCCCATGTGGTGCCGTTGAATTTGATGACCTGACCGTTGCTCGGAGAGGTGATTGCCACGTCCGAAAGGTCGTCGAGCGCGGAGGGGATCGAGGGCTTGTTTGTTAAGTCGGGATATGACCCAGAGAAGGAGCTGCCAGCTCCGATCTCAACGATGGTCTCGGTGCCGTTGTCCCTTTTTAGAAACAGCTTCCCGTCGTATGTCGAGATCGCAAGCTCCCCGAGCTGCAAATCGCTAGTCGTTGGAACTTTCCCCGGAACCGCGCTGCGTTTGATTTTTATTAAGCTCGCCATTTTATGTCACCCGCGAAATGGGCGTTTAAGAGAGAAAGCCCCCTCCCTATATAGGGAGAGGGCAAATTGACCTTAGTTAGAACGAACCGCCGTCGACCTCAACATTTGAGAGAGTGACTCCGTCGATAGAACCGCCCGAGATGGAGACGGAGCTCGATGCCTGAAGCGCCATTGAGCCAAGCTCAAGCGAGCTCCTTGCGTCACTGGCACTGGCAGATCCCGAGAGCGTCCGGCCAAAGCTGGTAAGGTCAAACGTCGAAGCTGTGCCGCTGCCCGTGAAGTACAAGCCTTTGTCACTGGCGCTCACCAATCCGGCGATTGCCGCGAGCTCCGCATCATAGGCTTGAACATCAACACCAGGCTCAAGATTGAGCAACCCCTGGACCCCAGCCGCATCAACCGCGCCGATCAGGTCGCGTCCGAAAGCTGAAAGGTCTGCAACATCCGCGGTTCCAGTACCCGTAAAGTACGGAACTTTGTCAGCCGCGCTGGTAACCGAGGCTAAAGCGGCAAGCTCAGCGTCGTAAGCCTGCACATCGACACCCGGCTCAAGGTCCAAAAGGGTCCTTGTAGCGGCTGCGTCAGCAGCAGAAAGAACGCTGCGCCCGAATTCCGAACTCTCCACAAATTCGGCGGTGTTGCTCGCGCTGTAGCCAACCAGATTGACGACACCAGCGGAAAAGGATCCCGACAGGTCGCTGATGGATTGAAGCCGGGCGCTGTACGGTTGAACGTCAACACCTGGTTCAAGGTCCAAGACTGCCTGGGCTTCAGCAACGGTTGCAGACGCAATTAGGTTGCGCCCGAAACTTGTCAGGTCTGCCACAGCCGCAGTGCCAGCTCCGGTAAAGTATGCCACTTTGTTGGCAGCAGAAGTCAGCCCCCGAATCGCCTCAAGGTTGGCCCCCGCTTGCTGAGCGTCAAGGTTTGTTCGCGCTCCCGCTGCGGTTGTCGCCCCGGTTCCACCGTATGAGACAGCGACAGCCGAACCCTGCCACGATCCGACACTCACCGCGCCAGAGGCATTAACGGTGAAAAGCGGGGAAAGGGCAGAATCTCGCACGACAATCGCATCAGCGGCTTGACCGGCTGCCATGTTGACATACACGTTTGCGGTGTTTGCTGCATTGGTCGACGAGATCGCCTGCGACTTAGTGGAGACAGTACCGAAGAGGTCCACCGTGAACAGCTTTGTCTGGCCGTTGTTTTGAACCTCAAAGATGTTACCCGTTTGACCCGACGCCCCTCGCACGATTGCAGCGGGAATCGACGTGGTTGTGTTCAGCACAAAAAGCTGAGCTGGGAATGACGCAGCATTGACAGACACTCGACCGAGCGTTGAGGTCGCCGACGACGCTCTGATTGCCGAGACCGAAGTGCCCTCAGGAGACTGAACTGCAAGCGCGGTCCAGTTACTTCCCTGATTGTGCGTGAGCGATGCGCGTTGAGCTGATCCCGATTTGAGGGCCAAACCGAAAATCGCTGATGCACCGGCATTTGTGATGTTTACCGAGCTACCCGCCGCATTTGTTGAAACAAAATCGGCTACATCCTGACCAGTGCTGCTGACCGAGAAAGTGCCAGTCGAGTCAAAGGTTTTGACTCCGGCAAACGTCTGAGCCCCGGTTGTGACCAAACCTCGGTTCGTCGCGCTTGCGCTCGGAATGTTAAAGGTGTGCTCCGTGCTGCTTGACGAAATGTTAAAATCCGTCCCGGATGATCCGACGGCGAATGTCTGAGTGTCGCCCGTCAGGCCGTTCAGCGAGCTGATGCCGGTGTCAGCCGGAGCCGCCCATACTGCATCGCTTCCCACCTTCGTCAAAACATGCCCCGCCGAGGCCGAGCTCACGCCCGAAAGGGCATTGATGGCAGCTTGAGCCGATGTTTCGCCGGTGCCACCGTGAGCGATGGCGATAGTGTCACCTTCCCAAGTACCGGCTGAGATAACGCCGACTTCTTCGAGCGATGAGCTAATAATTCCAGCTCCGAGCGCAGAGTCCGAAAGAACCTCTACGCCATCAATCTTAACAACCTTGCCAGAAGCAAGATTGAGGTTCTCAGACGACTTGAAGCTTGAGCTTGAGTTGTCAAAGAGGAATGACTTGTCGGTGGCACCCTTAACGATGATACCGCCTTGGTCGGCTGTCGTATCAGTCGGTGAGGCAGTTACGGCAAGCTCGATTGCCTTGTCTGCAATCTCAACAGTTGTGGAATTGATTGTGGTTACTGTTCCCTGAACAGTGAGGTCGCCGTCAACGGTGAGATTTTGAACGGTGAGATCACCTCCATCAAGGTCAAGATCCTTGCTTGCATCGACAACGAGAGCCTTCGACGCAGATGCCTGTCCTGCTGTGACTCCTGCCAGGTAGTTTAGCTCAGCAGCGGAAGCGGTGACCGCAACGGAATCAATTTCGAGTGTGCCGGTGAAATCAACAGCACCGGAGAATGTCTTGTCGCCGGAGACGGTCTGCTCGCCAGTGAGCGAAAGGAAGTATCCTTTACCGCCGATGGCTTCGATCGTGGTTGCTGAGCCGTTTGCCCCACCTGTACCCTTACCGATGAACAAGCCATCAGAAATTTCCGAGAACGCTAACTCCGCGTTGGCGAGGCTGCCGGGAGCGTTGTTGACTGTGCTGCGTTTGATTCGGATGATGTTGCTCATGGATTAGTCCTTTAGGTTAAAAATTGCCGCCGTCAGTTAATTCCTGCAGTGCTCTGTTTTTCCACGTCTCCGTTGCCGCGTCGAAACTCAACACGTCACTGTTTAACAGATTTGACAGGATCACATTATACCCGCCGAGAAATTCGCCATTGCTGGACCCGGGAGGCCCCTGCACCCCAACCGTCAAGACGGTGACAGAGGATTCGGTGACAACGACCGTGTCGCTCATCGTGTGACTCCCGCCGAAATGGTCACGTCGCCCTGAAGAAGCCTGATCGTTGTGGCGATGGGAGAGTAAAGCTCGAGGTCGTACACGCCCACGCCCGGCTTGAGGGCGCCGGTTTCCGCAGCTGTCGCTGTGACCGAGACGGTGCCAGCAGCGCCGCCGAGCACGATCGTTTCGGCTTCCGTGGACCGCTCAAGGATGACTTTCGAAGACCGGGCAAACGGTCTGATCTGCATCTTCGCCGTGTAGCCACTCAAGTCGACGACAGCCCCCTCTCCGTCCTTGTACGTCAGGGCCAGGGTCCAGGTCGCCCCCTGGTCGATCGTGATGTCGTATTGTCCGGCCATCGAGAAAACTCCTGCGCCGATCCTATCAGCGAGAAAGACAAAACCCGATACCTGTAAGCCGCTAGAACCTGAAGGCGCGAAGGTACGGACGAAAATCAATTAGGACGGCATCCGGGCACTTCTGGCCCGTCTCCCCAGCTTGGCAGCACACGCGCTGGACCAGCGCGGCGACACACCGGATCGCGTCCGCATCTCCCACGCGCAAGCTCATCGCGTCGGCAGCGTCTTCGACTGACAGGACTGCCACCGTTCGCCCGTTTGCATCACTTATTTCCATTTGAGATCCTTTTGAGAACTTCCGCCGAAACTACTGCGGAGGGGAACGCCGCTTGCGTCATCATGCGGCGGTCGGTTGATTGCCGAAGCCCCGCCAGGATGCGCCAAAAGTGAGCGCGGTTTGCAGCCTCGTCCTCTGAGCGCCAGGAGCATATTTCAGACCAGCCCAGCGTCTCAACTGCCCTCTCAACAAGTTTGCTCCGATGCCTGATCTCGTACATTGCCGACGCCTGGTTATACCTCCCGAAACGCCGGATGGCGTCCAAGACAAGTTTGTAAGCCTCCCCCTCGGAGAGTTCTGCCTCTGCCTGCTCGGTCTGCTTCCTGAGCGCCGTGGCCACCATCCCGATTGTGGGGGGGAAAGTGCCGGTGTAGCTCACGAGCACCTCGACAGCTGCTTTCTGCACATCCTCAAACGGGTATTGGCCGAGGGCCGCAAACCAAAGCGCCACAAGCGCGTCGGTGACTTCGATGGCATATTGCTGCATGAGCATTGCGACGACGGTGCCGGTTTCGAACTTGGTCATCTGTCATCCTCCTGCTGAGCCAACCTGAGCAACGTCTCGGCAGTCCTCGCCTCACGCGCTGAGAGCCTCCCTGTGCCGTTGCGCGCTCCGCCCGATGGTAGGTGTAGGCCCTGCCATTCGTTTGCGACCGTGGCGCTTATAGCGCCCAGGAACGCGTCCGGGTGATTTGCCCACCTTGCCAGTTGCGCGTTCTGCGCCTGAATTGTCCGGTAGGGCTTCCGAATGGACTTCCGATAAACCAAAAAACGCTCCCACGCTTCCCGGTGCTGCTGTGTGTCCAGCGAGGGGGGGAAGACCACCGCGTCGGTGCCTTTGGTTTTTGTTTCTGTTTCCGTTTGTGTTTCTGTTTCTGTTTCTGTTTCTGTTTCTGTTTGTACAGCAATCCTCCGCAGATTGTTCGCATCCTGCTTGCGCCTTGCTCGCACCTTGCTCACATCTTGCTGACATATTGCTGACATATTGCCTACAGAATCGCCCCCTGAACTCTGCTGAGCTGGCCTGTCTGTCGTCAGATCGTGAGCAGGATCAATCGTTTTGACTGCGCGGCGGGTCGACGCATATTTCCACCTATCTTGAATGCCCCGTGAAGTGAGGATCGGCTCGCTGCCGGTGGCGAGGTTTCGGTCAAAGAACTCGTCCTCGATCAGGAGGTCGACGATCGCGTTGATCCGCTCCACCGGCTCGCCAGCCCTACGCGCGAACTTCATGCGGTCGCGCTCAGACCAGGAGAGGAAATATCCGGATTTATACACCTCCCCCAGCAGCCGGATCAGTATACCGACCCCGTAGTGCCCATGCTCCGCAAAAAGCATCGTGAGCTTATTGTCCTCGAGCCAGTCGACTGCGACCGGAAAGAAATCAAGTCCAGTTTTCGTCCTCATAGTCTCCTATTGCGTTGCCTATTCTTGTCAGATTTGTCGCCATCCAGATCAGGTGCGCCTCAACCTCTTGAAGCCGCGCCCGAAGGTGAATCGCTATTGGAAGCCCGTCGTGCTTGAGAATGTCGCGCTGCAGATAGTGCTCTTTCTCGCGCAGGTAGGCGAAAAACGCCCGAAGGGGGAAAGACTTGAACCTAGTATATAGAACGACGCTGTCCGGGTAGTATGCCGGCCCGTCAGGAATCTGCCGCACTCCCTCGCCAACCGAGTCCTCGTCGTCAGGCTTAGCCCTATAGGACCGCCGCCGCCGCCGCCGAGAGTTATTCAGGCGTGACTGTTCGAACATTTCCCTTTGCTTGTAGCGGCTCAAGTCGTGCCTCCCTTAAGGTTTGCTCTCCCCCTCCGGCACCTTCAGGCGGTTCCTCACGCGCTCCAGCGGCGTTTCGGCAGCCCTGCCAGTGTCAGCTGAGAGCTCGAAATGGTCCTCGCGTTTGGTCATGCCGTCTGCAAGGCTCTTACCGATAGCCTTTAGGTCGGCCACCTCGTCCGCGTTTGCGTCGGCCAGCGCGTGGCCGAGAAACCCCTCAAGCATTGCCACCGACACGCCCAACACATCAAATCGGCTGGCCAGGTTTTTGACTACATCCTCCCGCGAAGCCTTCAGTTGCCCAGACGCCACGCCGCGGAGCGTCTTGTCAGCAGTTTGAAGAGCCCCGTCGACTAGATCGGGGGGTAGGAGGGAAAGAATCGCGTTCCTGACCAGGATCGCACCCCTTCGCCCGATCAGCTCGCGGAGGTCGCGCTCGTCAGGCTCTATCCAGCGCGTTTCTCCGTCTCGCCCTTTCCGCTGCACCAACCGTTTGAACTGGTCTTCGTACTCAGTCGAAGCATTTGTCTCTAGGTCGATCGCAAAGCCGCGAATGTGAACGTGGTCCTCCGTCTGGCTCACGATCCTGATCCCGTAGCGCATATTTCCCCAGAGGCGCGCAAGCTCCCGCGCGCAATCGACCGAGGGGCCGGTGATTGTCTTGCCCCCTCGCGGAAACTGATAGCGCGCGCACTCGGCGAGTCCCACCCGCGCGAAGCTCTTGCTGACCTGTAGCGAAGCGGCCACCTCGTTGCGCGGAAAATGCTTCGCGCTGACGATCGCCGACTGGATCTCTGTTTGCTCCCGCGCCACCAGCGGCATGTCCCGCCTCTGCTCAACCAAGTCGTGCTCCGTTAGCTTAGCCATCGTGCACCTCCGTCGAATCCAGACGCGCGAACACCTCGACGGCGGAGTAGAGCTCGGCAACCTGTCGCAAAAGATACCCTTTCACGATCAGAGGCAGCTCCGACTGCTCGACCTGTTCGAAAAGAAGCCCACAGCTTCGATAGATTTGCCGAAACGCCTCATCGCGTCCGCCCTCCTTGTCATCATCCTTGTGCATCGTTCCTCCGTTGTTTTGCACTCAGTTAAAATCGCCCATCAGAAACCCAGCGGCTTCAAAAAACTCCCGATCTGTCCGCGCCATCTTCCAGCTCTGAAGCGCAAGCGAGTGCTGCGGGAACGCTATCGCTAGCCGAAGCATATTTTCCTCGTCCGCGCGCGTCATGAGCTCGAAAAGGTCCGTGAAGAAGTGACGAGCCCCTCGATGCTGCCAGTCGTAGAGATGAAGCACTGCCCGTTGATACGGGACAGACTCACCGCTAGACGCCTCTACGATCCGCTTTTCCAGCCTGCGCCGATCCCTCAGTCCCATCACGCCTCTTTCTTTGCCATTAGCTGAGACATTAGGTAATCGCGCATCGCCTGGTCGCACCATGCCTGAATGTCTTTCGCGTCGGATATTGGGACCATGAAGACGAGCATCCCTTCAGGCATTTTTGAAGCCTGTCGTCGAGCAACGGTCGGCGTCGCCCTTGAGCTCTGCTTCTGGCGAGCGCGCCTTCTTCGGCGAGTCGTGGCTTGCGCGTAGCTTTTCTTGCAGGCTATGCAGTAATTTTGAAGCCCGTCCGCGCTCGTTGCGTGTGCGTGGAACTCAGTTGTCGGTTTGGTCGTCGAGCACTTCCTGCAATACTTGTCCATATATCTCCGTTTTAGTTAGTCCTTTGATTGCTTTCGCTTGGTTTTCGTCTTGAGATGCCGCAACCGCTGAATGGCAACCTCCTGCTGCTCAATAAATTTCAGCGCGTCGTTTTTGCAGTAAAAGGTCGCGGCCACATGGGGCCCACCTGTGCGACGCACCCGCGCGGTATAGGACACGCGCCCCTTCCTGCTCTTGCGCGTCATAATGCTTCCCATTAGTTGCCCCCATTGATGATGTACAAGCGCTCGTACTCGTACGCCGAAGCAAGCCGCTCCGGTACGCTGACCCGCTTCACCTTGAAGCGCCGACCGTCTGCAAACGCTCCCTCCCCGCTGTCGCCCAGCGCAACGCGCAGCGCGTTCTCGCGGCGTTTGATCTGCGCGTCTAGCTGCCGCGCCTCGTCATCAAGACCTGACTTTCGTACGCGGAGCTCGACCAGCTCATCGAAAATGGCGCCGAGCCTTTCGGTCTGCTCTGCCGTAAAAAGTCTAGTGCTTGCGTTCCGCTGCACGAGCTCAAGGATCAGCTTTCCGTCCTTCTCGTTCGGCATGGGAGGCTCGTCGGTTTTGACGCACTGGAGGAACTCGTCTGCCGCTGTGAGCAGCGCGTTGAAAAGCTCATAGTCCAGCTCGAAAGTCCGGGTGACGAAATTCGCCGGGTCCGCGCCAAGCAGCGCGGCGAGATGCCCGTTTTGAACGCCGCAGACGCCGAGCTGCCACATCAGTTGAACGACGTAATGGTCCGGCGTCTCGTCGTCGGCCCACTTTGAGAGCTGCCGAACCGTCCCAGTCTTCGCCTCAAGCAGCTCGTCCCCGCCTACCACGAAATCAGGCGTTGCCACCGCCCAGTCGAGGTCTTTGTGCGCGAAAAGCGCATCGCTCGCCGTCACCTCCCGACCAGTCCGCCGCGCGTAGAGGGAGCCAACGTAGGGCTCTAAGAGGCTCCCCAGCTCCGTGTACTCGTTGCCAGCGAACTCGTCCCGCACCTTGCCGGTCCACTCGGCCCAGAGCTGGTATGCGCTCTTGTAGGGGTTGACCCCGACGATGCTGGTGATGGTGGTGCTGCTGACCTTGCCAGAGCGCAGCGCCAGCCATTGATTTCTGTTTGAGCTGACCCCATCTAGGATCAGTCGTCCGGTTCCGACCGTCATTTGATTCCTCCGTAGTGCTGCTGCAGACTTTTCACGCTCAGTCCCGCCCGACCTGTCGGAACTCAAAAAAGCTCCGATGCTGGGGATATTTCAGCGCGAAGACCCGCGCCAGATAAGGCGCGTCGGTGTTGTTGACTTTGAAGTCGCCGCTTTGCTCGACCTGGTGCTCCCAGCGAACGCGGCCAAGGATGTCGATCGCCCCGGCGCGCTTGCGCTCGGAAATGAGCCGGAGCGTCAGTCGCTCGAACTCCTTCCAAACGTCAGGACAGAGCCGGAACCGCCGAGAAAATGCTTCGATGTCCGAGCGCGGATACCCGCACTCGCAGAGATGCGCCTGGACCTGATCCAGAGACAGGCCCATCGCTAGAACCTCAGTTCAAGGTAAATGAGAACGACGGCCAGGGCCGAGCAAGCCCCGGCGATAAACCATAGAAGCTCCGGCTCTCGCGCGGGTATGTGAAGGGGTTGATTTTTAGGGGTATGATGGTTGGCGTTGGTCACGTTTCACTCCGTTGGGTGACTGACGCTGCCGCATCGGAGTTCACGCTCCGGTGCGGCTTTTTTTGGCGTTAATCACGCGTTTCGAGTGAAACGGTGCGACTCAGGCTCTCAAAAAAGTGAGAGATCCTTACTTATCGGGCAAAACTGCCGAGCCCTAAAAAAAGGAACCGCGCACCGTTCCACGCCCCGACCTTCCCCCATTTTTAGGGTTTTGAAAAGATAAAATGTCACGCCACTGGCAAGAATTTATCAGCCAGGGTTTGATTCCTTGCTTTTGCCCCGCTTGGATGGCTGGCGCTTTGGCTTCGGGGTCCGCGGGGTTTCATCGAGCCCCTGCTTGAGACGCTTTTCCTTAAAGAGCATGAAGTCGAGCATGATGCCGAGGCGGGGCTTGTCAAAGGTGCCGCCAATCAGCCGCGCGCGGCAAAAAATCGGCCTTCCGCTTTCGATGGCTTCGATGTGGGTCTTGAGGAACTCTTTTGCGTCGGCTCTGCACAAATAGCCGACCGTCTGCCCGTCGAAATGGACACGCACCGCATTTGGATCGTGCGGGTTGGTTGGCTCAGGCTCTAAGCCTGCCCACAGCTCATCCGATGCTCGACGCATTTCGGCGCTGGCCCTCATTTCGCGCAAAGCGCCCTGATAGTTTGACTCCCCAACAACCTCGACAAACCCCCCGACCCGGCCCCCGAGTCGGATCGCGTTTTCTGGCAAAACCTGGATTTCTGGGGCCGCCCACCTGACGCTTTGCCTCCCACCTCCATACTGTAGCCACAGCGCACCGGCCAGCACGATGCCAAGCACTGCGATAGACCAGGACATTACCGATGAGAAGTCCATTTGCCCCCCTGCAAAACCTTTCGACTTAAATCCGTATTATCTTGAGCAGAAAAACTGACCGCGGAGCCAAACCGACCCCTCCGGCTCCCTACCCGTCGCTTCGGCAGCGGAGCCGGACGGCGCTCGCCGTCGTCGGGGTCCGGGTCATCCCCCAGCTCGATGACAGCCTCGACAGTCGGAGCGGTTTCCGCTGCACTCCCAGCCGCGGCCCAGATTAGTGCTCCGAGCCAGCCGAACCAGGTCCAGCCGCATGTTAGGTTCAGCGCAAAAACCCACCCGCTTGCTGCATGACCACGCGCAGCCGCGACGATTGCCGGGAGGAAATACGCCCCCACCAGCGCAATTCCCAGAACCATGAAACCCATCTCCATACTTAGCCCCTTTTCTTCTTTTCTTTGTAGTCGATGCTCAGGCCGCAGTTCGTTTGCGGCGACCGTACCCTCTTATCGTAGGTGGCAACCATTAAGGTGCTTGAATGCCGAAGAAAGGCAGCCACATCACGATCCTCAAACCCATTGTCAAGCAATAGAGTGGCGGCGGTTGCCCGAGCCGAGTGCGGTGGGATCGCCCCCAGGCCAGCCGCCAGGGTGTATCGTTTATAAAGCCGCCGCATTGTCTCGATCGAGAGCCGACCGCGATGCCTCTCATCGACTGAGTAGAACGCGAAAAGCGGATCGTTGTTCCCAGCCCCCTCGCCTGACCGCTGGGATACAAGGGCAGTAAAGCCCTCCCAGGCCCATGCCGGCAACGACTGGCGCTGCGTCTCGCCGTTTTTCGTGCGCTTGAGCAGGAGGTAAAGAGTGCCATTCGTGGTAACGCCAACGTCGCCCACGTTCAGCCCGTGGGCTTCTGAGATGCGCAGCCCACCGCCGAACAGAATCGAAAGCAGGCAGTAGTCGCGCCGCCCCTCCTTTGTCCGTCTGTCCGGCATTTCAAGCATTTCGACAACCTTCAGCGCTGGAATCAGCCGCGTCGGACGCTTCTGCCGCCGCTGTCTTTTTGGGATCTCGGCCAGCACAGCGTCGAAAATGTTGCGCTTAATTAGGCCCATGCCCACAAAGTAGCGAAAAAGCCGCCTCAATAAGTGAAGCCGCTGCGAATAGGTCGCATCAGCCAAGACGCCGCCGTCCGGTGCCGGATACCTCCGTAGCCAGATCGCAAACTGCATCGCCTCTGGCCCCTTCATACGCTTGATCCGCGCGAGAAACGCTTCGGAGATGTTTTCGAAGCCAAGATACTCCGCGAGCTTGAGCAGACTTTGCCGGTAAGCACTTGCGCTTGCCGAGGTCTTCACGCTGAAAAAATTTTCGAGAATCGTTTTTGCCTTCATAGCCGATCCCCCTCCCAACTTTTTCGGTTTATGACCTGTTTCATCAGTTGAGACACATATCCCACATATCCGCTGCTCAGTTTTTGCTCCTGTATGGGTCAAACGCCCTATGGGACGCCCAACCCATTATGATAAGCGGCGGAATTGCCGTGTGTTTTTTTTTTGGGACCGCTTCCTGGTTGGTTTCCTGGACTCTACGATGACCTCCACCCCGAAAGATTCAGAAAAGAAAGCAGAAAGAAACTCGTCGGACCCGGCTTCGAATCCAATCCAGCCAAACCGCAGCACGTCCCGCACAAAGATTTCAATCGTGCCTGACCGGTCCATGTCGTCAAACCTCTGTTGCACCAGTTTTTGAATCGCTTCCTCACGCCGCATGGTGTCCTCCGCGAGTGGATACGCCTGTAACCTCGAAGATCAGGCTTTCCAGTTGTTCCCAGTGAACACTCGGGAAGCATTGTGCTGCGCGGCCCACCTGCTCAAACGTGAGCCGGTATCGCCGCCCACGGCTGAGCGCAATGAAAACGGTCCAGCGCAGTGAATTGTTTTTATTGCTGGGGAGTGAAAAAAGAAGCGCCCTCTCAAGGACCGCCAAATCGCGCGCGCCCGAACAAGACAGGAAACGCCAGAAACCGAGCTGATTCAGAATCACCAGCGCAATCTCTCGATTGCGATCGTCAGGGTTTCGGGCAAAAGTACGGCAACTCATTGACACCTCCAAACAGGCGTTGATGGGACGTGCCTCGATCAGTGTTAGCGCACCGGTCGGGGCTTTTTTTGGGCGATTCACCCAGAGATCACCCGCGCAGGGTGATCGGTTGCGGGAATCAACCTAGGTCACCGATCTTTTCTTTAGTCCTTTTCAATAGCCCCTAGTTTGCTAGCCAGCCAGCGATACGATTCAGGCCACCGATTGAGCTCAGGCAAATTCAGGATCTCGGCCAACGGCTCGGCGCTCATAATTGCGTCAGCTATAGCCTCGTGATCTGATCGAGCGTCAGGCGGGCAGTCTCTCAGCAGCTCACTAGCTATCAGCCACCGATCGAGCTCTGCTGCCGTTGATTCAGCCAAACGCATCAAATACTCCCAATCGTAGAACTCATACTCCTGCGCCTCCGATAGATCAGAGGGAAGGCATTCAGCCAGGTGCGTGAGCTCAATTATGCAAACGTGATCCAGGGGATCTTTTAATGAATCGGGCAAGCCGCACCACTCCACAATCTCAAACTCGTTTGTGCCAAAGAGAGCGCAAAAGTAGGCATTGATTGTTGTGTTGTGTTGAAAAGACAAGCTAGCATCCATGTTATTTCCATACACCGGGAAACTTTGTGCCAGTTTGAGCAGGTCTACCCAGACCGAAGGCTTGCCACTCACCCCACCAACCAAAGCCCCTATAGTGGGCTTGTCATCGCGTAGGCATCTTTGCATGACCATATTTGCTCCATAATTAGCTAGTTAGTTTAGGAGAATACCCCTGGTGCCAATCCGGTGCCAGGGGTTTCTTCCGTATGGTTTAGGCACTCAGTCGGCTTGCAAACGCCGCCGCATGTTTATAGGTCGGGCAGCGCGCCAGATAATCCCGGTTGCGAACGACTGCATAAGCGCGCGGCCCTTGCTCGATGATAGCGACCCGATCCTGCGTCGTCGAGCGACCGACCCAAGCGTGAGTCACCTGCCCCTTTACCCACGCGAACTCGGCCGCTGCATCGACAAGAGAAATCTCCGAGAAGAATGAACCCGCGCTGTTGTTTTTCTTTGCCATAGTCGTCGTCCTCCGAACGTTTTGCCCTATTCTCTAATTATAGGCCCGTTGTCCCACATTAGTCAAAAGGTTTTGACTCTTTTCTTTTGACCCTGTAACATGTTGAATATGGGCATGAAATTTATAGAAATAGTGAAGCAGCGGTCGGGCTGTGCGACGCAGTACGCTTTTGCCAAGAAACTAGGCATCTCCATCCAGTCTGTGCAGTATATTCTAGGCGTCACAGCGCGCCCCAGAACGCGCAAGAGCATCGACCCGCGCTTGCTCTGCAAGTTGCGAAAAGCCGGTGGGCTGACGTGGGAGCAGCTCGGCAAGCTTCTCGATCGGGAATTTGGCGACAAGGGCGACTAGGCGATCAGGTTGTCGGCATCGGCAACGTGATCGGGCTTGCTGATGTACCCCGACACATCATCGCCGTTTAGCCTACACTCGAAGGGCTTGCCGCTTTTCTCGCAGTGCGCTTTATAGCGGTCGACGATTACCTGACAATACTGCGGGCTGATTTCCATCCCGTAACACCTGCGGCCTAGTTGGTCGGCAGCGATCAGCGTGGTGCCGGAGCCGCAGAATGGGTCGTAGGCAAATTCTTGAGGCGCGGTGGAGTTGCTCATCAGATAGGCGAACATCTCCACGGGTTTCATCGTGGGGTGTTCCTGGCTTCGTTTTGGACGGTCAAAGCGCAACACAGTGGTCTGCTTTCGGTCGCTGTACCAGCCGTGGGACGCGCCGTCTTTCCAGCCGTAAAGGCACGGCTCATGCTGCCATTGGTAGTCCTGCCGTCCCATGACAAGGGTGTCCTTTGCCCATACAAGGCATTGGCGCACCTTCTGCTGACAGTCGAAGATTGCGCCATGGAAGTTATAACCTTCGCTGGGGGCATGGAATACATAAAACGACCCGCCCGGCTTCAGGGCGTCAAAGGCAGCGCCAAAGCAAGCCACGAGGAACTTGCGGAAGTCGCCATCAGCCATGCTGTCGTTGGGGACCTTCAGGGCATCCTCTGTCTTGCCAGTGTAGTCCACATTGTACGGCGGGTCGGTCAGCATAAGGTCGGCGCGTTGCCCATCCATCAGCCGTTCCACGTCCTCTACCTTCGTCGAGTCGCCGCACATCAGCCTATGCTCGCCAAGCTCCAACACGTCGCCGAGCTTGATGATCGTCTCTTTCACTTCTCTCGGCTCGAAATCATCTTCCTCGATCGTCTTCTCCTCGGGAAAGAGCTTTGCAAACTCGTCGAGCCCCCACGCCGCGAGGTCGAAGTCGGCATCCTCAAGCGCCGCGAGCTCAAGGTTTAGGCTCTCAGCGTCCCACGTCGAATCGTTTTGCAGCTTGTTGTCGAGAATCCGGTAAGCCTTCCTCTGCGTCTCGGTTAGTCCGGCTTTCACCAGAACAGGCACCTCAGAAAGCCCCAGCTTTCTAGCCGCTTCAAGCCTTCCATGGCCGACCAGAACGACCCTACTTTCGTCCACGACGATCGGCTGGTTGAAGCCAAACTCTGAGATCGAGTTTGCAATTCGGTCGATCTGCTGTGCGCTGTGTACACGGTTGTTGAGCGTGTAGGCGATGAGCGAATCCACCGCCATGAGTTGAACGTCCATTTTTCTCCGTTGGTTTTATTAGTGTGACCCTGTATCTGAAAACGCTTTTTCGACTGACTCCCGCGTCTCAAGGTTAGTGAGAAGAGCTTTTGCGCCCGTGAGCCAGACCACGAGAGCAACCATCACCACACATAGGCTTTTGAGCACCCCGTTATAAATGCGCGAAACGGAAACGAGCGCGGAAATGGGGACATGCTCGCTTTTCGTGGCCGCGGAAACCAGCTCGATTCTCAATCGGGAAAGCTCGCTGAGTATCTGGGGGAGCACCGCGGCCCCTTTTGCGCTTTCATCGAGCAGAAGCTCCGCGCGCTCGAGACGAGCCGAGAACTGCGCGATTGTATCACGCAGCTTCGGCTGGCTCGCCCCATTGTAGCCTACGTCTACCATTTCAGCTTCGAAACCGCCGTGACACGTCCCAGGATTGCAACCACACCGCCGATCAGCCCCACGACTGGCCCTGCTGCTCCGATCGGGAGTTTCCCGATGAGCTCGAGGTAGCTGACAACCGACCCCACGATGCCCAAAAGACCGCCAGCGACGGTCTTGCTCTTGAGCGGCGACTTACTTTTCATCATAGCCATGAAGCACCCTTTTTATGACGTTAAAGTCACCGCCGCAAAACCGCTTGCTCGGTGGCACGAAGCGCGTTTCGCGCGAAAGCCGACAGTTGTCTGCCGGTTCCCATAACAGAGACAAACGGCATCTCCTGGTTCGCGCCAACCAGTTTCGCATCTCCCCAGGGGAGCACCTAGACCCGTCCAAGTTGGCGATGGTGAGCCCGTCTGAGCTGCACGTCACGTCGAGCCCGTGGTGCTCGGTGTATGTCGCGCGGGACGGCTTGTTCTGGTGGGTATTGGTTACCGGGTTGAAAACCAGGGGAACCGGGCCTCTGGCGGCCTGAACCCACCTTGCGACCCTGTTCCACTCGGCGCGTCTGAGCTGCGTTTCCAGCAGCGGATTCACCATTACTGCGCGGTCTTTTAGGACCGGCCCAAGATACGCAAAAGCGGCCCTTGTTTCCCGCTTGATAAGCCTTCGAAGGGATGAATCGGCGCGCGCCACCGCCGCTGAGAACGTCGCCGGGGTAAAGCCGTGAAGCGCATCCCCCTTCTCGCAGACACGATTCCGGACGCAAGTCTCGTTCAGAAGAACGATCTGGACCTCCCGCGCTTTAGTCCTGCGAAAGACAGCACGAAGGTTCCCCCGCCGCCTTCGCGGAACGTCCCACAGGATTGCAATAGTGTGCCGCCCCCTCGGTGCTGAATCGACATACTGCCCGACCGAGAATCGCGCGGTGAGAAGAAGCAAAGGGGCGCGGCCCACCCTACCCGTTCCCGGCTCTTGTCCGAACGCTGCTTGAAGGCCAAGGTATATCAGCCACCACAGCGCCAGAGAAAAGCCGATCAGGGTTGTCAGCCGCATCTCTCGACAAGCTCCTGCGCGGCTGGTCGCCGCTTGGATACTCGATCGGGATAGTCAGCATCGGCCCCGCCGTTATAGGCGAGCAGTGCTCTCCTTTCAGCCTCCTCAGGCCGAAGTTTAGGCTCGCTGTGGTAGACCCGAGCAAGTTTCGCCGCGTATATTTGCGCGCCGGTGTCGACGTTTGTGCGCGGATCAAGCAGCTCCCAGCAGTGCCTCCCTTGAAAGCCATGCTCATAGGCCACGACGCCCATGACCTGGCACAAGCCCCAAGAGTATGCGAGGCAGTGCCGAAACGTCGTGTCCTGGTATGAGTCAAGCTCTCGGATGACGTTCCTAGTGAGCTGCGCGAGGGGTCGGTCCGAGATATAACGAATGTAAAACCGGCGCTCCCAGCGCGTGGCAAAGGGGTCGCCGCTGCTCTCATTTAGGATCAGGGCCACGAATAGGATCGGATCGACTTTATAGCGGCGAGCCGCCTCGACCGCCAGAGGCACCCATTCTGGACATTTCGTGTCTCGTCGTTTTAGGAAACCGAGCATGGACCCTCCGTGTGACCCCTTGATTCTGGGGTCATTAGAGGAATCCTCCTATACCCGCGCGGTTTAGGTGGTGATGATGTAATTAAGGACAATGTAAGGAGGATCGCCCGCGCCGCTAGTCATCGCGGCGTTTCCGTTTACGCCTCCGGTGACCAGTCCTATGCTCCCGCTGAAGGTGCTCGAGCCGTGGGCATGGCCGCCGCCTGTGTCTTGAAGGAGTGTCGAAGGAAGATTGCCCACGTTGATAGTGTGATTATGCCCCGAGTCGGTAAGGCTCACTTCATGCCGATGGTTGCCATTGCTCAGGGTGATGTTCGTGTCCGTTGACACGGTGGTGCCGTTCGTGTCGCCGGTCCCCGTAACCGCTGTGGCGCGGGCCTTGGCAAATTTGTTACCTGCGTTTCCAGTGTTTTTTCCGTCGCCCGCGGTTGTCGTTCCATGCCCTTCAACCGTGTGGGCATGTCCCGGATCGTTTAAGGTGATGTTCGAGTAACCAGTGAAGCCGGTAGAAACTAAGATATTCGCGTTGCTGCTGACCGCGCTGGCCGTGTGCCCATGGGCAATGTCGATTGTTGTGGTGTGCCCACCACTAGACCCAATGCTCAGATCGGCTCCGGTGCCCATCGAGTGATAATGGGCCGGAAGAGAGTGAGTGTGTCCGAGCGATCCCCCGGTTGCGCCGAGGTTAGCGGTCGACCCTGCGGCGGTCTTTCCGAGTGGCAACCGCCCGGTCACGTTTGGAAGGTTGAAGGTTGTAGAGCCGTCGCCTGAGCCATAAGAAATGCCGATTGCTGCGAAAAGGTCTGCATAAGTTGCCCGACTCACAGCTGACCCATCGCATAGGAGATGTCCGCGAGGTGCGGCGGTTCCGGCAAAAGGCTTCACAATTCCGGCTTGCTCGACCCTTTGCTCAACCCACGCGCTTCCCGACCACTCTTCGAGCACTCGGTTCGTCCGGTTAAAGCGAAGAAACCCCGCGCTTAAATTAGTGCTCCCGGTATAGTCCATCTTTGCGATAGCGGCATCGCGGTTCCTGAGTAGCTCAAGAACGTCCGCGACCAGCGTTGTGTTTATAGGTAAAGAAAAATCACTCATGCGACATAGCCTCTTACAATGTATGAAAACGGAACGCCTCCCACGACGGAGCCGGTGTCAGCTCGGTAAGTGTAGACCGTAAAGCCGGTAGGATTCGGCACATCTAAAAAGTCATAAACGGCGACGACACCGAAGCTCGGATTATAACCTGGCGTGATAGTAATAGAGCGAACGTCGCAGAACTCCCCGGTAATGTCGATTTGCTTCCGGCCGAGGTTTGCACCCGAACTTGCCGTTTCGTCTGCCCCTGAAACCGTCCCCTCTTTTACTCCCAGCGACGCGGTAACATTTTCGAGCAGTGCTAAGCCCTCGTCGGTTGTCCCCACTGCCTCGAAGAGAATCTTTATCCAGCGGACGTTTGACGCAAAGACCCGCGTGTTGCCGGGCGTGTAGCTTGTCCATGAAACACCGTCCGCGCTTGTGCTGAGCGTCGGGGTGAGAATCACCGAGCCGCTCAACGGCGTCTTCTGGTAAGAAACCGTTAGGACTGACGAGGTGACAAGTGCCCCGAAGTCGCGCGTCACCTCGACAGAGCCGGTCGTGTCGGTGGGGTGAATCAAATACTCGTAGCCGTCGCCGATTTGCTCCTGAAGAGAGTCCCAGCCGTGTGAGGCAAAATGGTCGGACCAGGTTTCGTGCGACGTGGGGAGAAGGAGGCTTGTGTCGGTTATGATGGCCCCGTCAGTAATCGCGCAGGAGTTACCGCTCGGCCCCACTGAAGCCCCGGCGAAGGCGAAATCATAGCGCCCAAAGAACTGAAAGTCTGGCGGCTGGTCAACCTTTGCGGTCACACTGGAGGGCGTCGACACGTTTCCAGCCGTATCCACAGCCGCAACCCAATAAGTGAAGGTGCCACTCTCCAGCTCAAACCGTGGGGAAAAGGTGCTCGAGGTTGTCCCGAGAGGCTCGGCCGAAAGGTACACGTTCCCCCGCCGAACTTCATACTGCGCAAGGGGAAGGGACGAGAGCGGCGGCGCCGCCCAGCGAAGCATTACGTTGTTGTCGACGACGTCCGCTGCGAAAGCAAGCGGCGCATTTGGGATTTGTATGTGCGCGACAATCTGCCCCGGTGCCCCGACGTTTCCGGCCACGTCCACGCCTTGCACGAAAAAAGCACGATCTCCGCCCCAATTTGCGCGCTTCGAAAAGTTAAGCGCCTTGACCTCCGCAACCGTAACGGCAGACTCGAAGCTGGTCCCCGTTTTAAGAATATACGAGTCGATCGGAAATGACCCACTGGCAGCTGTCCAAGAGAGAATGACGTCGGTACCTAAAATGAAGAATGACGCAATCGGCGCAGATGGGGCGTTGACTGTAAAAGTCGCCGCGGTAGCCACCTGACTGTAATTGCCGGAGGTATCGATCGCCTTAAGTAAAGCCTTGTAGCTGCCTGCGCTTCGCCTTGCGGTAGAATAAGACGTTGAGCCAATCCGGGCCAGCGGGATAGCACTGTCCCATGACTCACCGATCCTGACCTCATACTCGCGGACGTCCAGGTCGGTTACCTTTGACCACTGAAACAGGATGCCACCGTCGAACACCGTGGCGCTAAAGTTTGAAGGGGTCGAAGGCGGCTCCGACTTGCCAAGAACAAGGTGGCCCGTGGCTTCCACGAACTCGCCTGGAACGCGGAGAGTGTTAACCGAGCGAATCCTCACATCGTGTAGCTCGCCATCCTGAACGTCGAGGATGTATGCTTCGGACTGGTCCCCATCAACGCTAGAAGCGGAGATGTAGCTCGACGCGCTGCTCTTTTTGTATTGTATCTCATACGAGCCGCCTTCGGTGACGAACTGGTCCTCCGGCTTGATCCAAGAAACTTTAAGCCTGGAAAAGACCGTCCCGTCATTTCTCACGTAGAGCTCGGCGGTTCCGCTGGTGAGGGTAAGGTTAGTCGGAGGGAGAACGTCATAGGGACTCGGGAGCTGTGTATCTGGCGCAAGGTCGGTTTCTGTTTCTTCTGTCGTCCAGGTGTAAATCGCCTCCGCTGTCTCGCGCAGTTTCACCTGGACTTCCAGGCCGCCGTCCACCATGTCGCCGATCTGGATATCTCTTACCTCAAAAGCCTTTTGCTCCCACCCAAGACGAACATAGGTGAGCTGCAAAGTATCGCAGACAGCGAGCTTCAAGGCCTCTGCGCCCAGGGTGACATCGACCTCCATTCCCTGCCTGACACGCTCGAGCTCTATCCGGGCCACTCTGCGCGCTTGAAAGCCGTCAGTGAGGAACGGCTGGGGGATGTCCTCAAAAATGACTTGTCCGTCCTGCTCTGCGTAGTAATTGTTAGTAACCGACTTGTAATCCGTTTCGACAAACTTCTTCTCGCGGTCGGCGAATTTGCCGCGCACTGCGTTGAACCGCTGACGGCGAGGCACTGCGGTGGTAATTTTCGGCTCGCCCCTGAAGTCGGCCTCAGTCAAAGACCAGGTGGGGGCTCGCCACTTTGCGGGATAGCAGAACCACTCGCCGCCTTGATAAACTAAGTCCCCGGCCATAGCCTGAAGCATCTCGTCGATAATGTTCTGGACCGAAGCTCCCGTGTCGAAGTACCCGTTGATCTCGTACCTGGCCCGATTCTCCCCGGCTGGGGTCGTCACTTGCTCGTCGCAGATATTTGCTGCCGCTGTCCAATTTGCTGTGTTTAGATACTCGCGGGGTATTCCTGGCCCGAACTTTGAGTCGCAAAGGAAGTCGGCCAAAACTAGGGCCGCGTTTGCCGTGAACTTCGTTTGCGAGTCTCGAAAGTCCAAGCACTTTTTGCCCCGGACGAGGAACTCCACATCGGGAATCCCGTTCGCAAAGAGGCCCGCTGCCCACCGGGTCATAATGTAAGCCCCGGCACAGCCCCGCTGTCTGTGGTCCTGGCTCCACGCGTCCTCGCCAACGTAGGCCACTAGATCCTGTTGAGCCTCTTGATCTGGCGTTCCGTATTGAACGGCCATGAACACGCGCTTTTGAAAAATGCCAAGCGCCCAACGGGGATCGGGAGAAGCGCCAAACGTCACTTCCCGATCGTCAAGGTAGAGCTTGTCAACAGCCGTGATTTCATGACCTGCGATCGTGATAAAATGATGAAGCCGAGCGCCGCCTCCTTCCTGTAAAAATTGAGGATCGGCGGGCTCAACGTAAGAATTGCCCTTGCCCTCGCCTTTGTGGCACGACACAAGCGCATGGGCGGCCTGATTATTCCGCACAGCCGTGATGATGGCGTTTGCTGTGCTGCGGCTTTGCGCGTTTGAAAAGCGCATTAAAACCTTGATCGCTTTCTCCGTCACCTCAACCGAGGTATGACCCTCCGCCCCAAGCACGAACTCGACGCTGATCTCGTTGCCGCTGGCCCCCTTTTCGCGGGCAATCCAGACGATTTGACTGTCCTCTTCCCCGGTTCGGAGGAAAGCTCTGCTGCGCTCCCCCGTGTTTAGGTAGGTGTAGACACCCCCTAGCCTGGTTGTGCCGTAGACACAGACGGCGTCTGCCGCGCTCTGACGAAAAGAAACCTGGCGGCCTTTAACACGGGTTTCCTTTTTCGCCTTGTTGCCCGTCTTGGGGTTGGAATTGCCGCGGGAGCTTCGAGTGATGTTTTTCGGAGGCACGAGAACGAGATTCCCGCGTCCGTCGCGGTACACCCCTGGGCTCAGTCGACTTAAGCTCTTAGCCATTTTTCTTTGTGCTCGTGTTTCGCTTTAACCATTTCGGACGCTCGGACCGCCCCCAGAAGCCAGACCAGTCCTCTAGCGATTCCACATATTCAAAGCCCCGATCGTCGGGGTAGTAAACTTTGTGCGACTCGTCGGCGAAGCGATAGTTTTGGCTCGTGTCAAACCGCGACAGGTCGTTCTCCAGCTTGATGCTTGCGCTGGGGTTTTCCAGCTTGTCCTCTATCTCACACGAGTCAATCAGACCGCGGTAAAGCAGAATCGGATCGCCAATAAGCACACTGGACGCGTTGAAAAACGCGAGCCATATAGAACCTCGCTCCCCCCGGTCTTGGTTTGCAAGGATCAGCGAAATGAGCGCACCGCTAATTCCACTCAAGGCGAGGTCGAATCCATAGTTACCGACGTCGGTGCTCTGCTCGATGCCCTGAATCGGCAGAAGCCAGCCGTTAGCGAGGAACGTCCTCCCATCCCAGACTACGTCCCGCTTCAGGCTGGTGAGCCGGACCATCTGATCGGACAGCGCCACTTCGACCAGCAGCGCAGGGCAGAGAAACTCGCCTTCGAGGGCTGTCGACGTAGAGGGATTGAGGGGCCGTGTCATGACTCTTCTGCCTCGAAATTGATGTTAAAAAGGCCCGTTTCTGAGCAGTCCAGCACCGGCACCACGTTGCTTGTCAGCCGAAAAATCCCCTTCGGGTCGCTGAGCACCAAAGCGGTTCCCGCCGCGTGGCTTGCCCGAATTTTCGGAAACGTCTCGATCGTGGCATGACCAGCAGCGTCACTAATCACGTCGATGAGTGACATGTAGAGCCGATCGTCTAGCTGGAAGAGGTCGCCTGCTTTTAGAACCGTGGAGGACGGAGCCCAGCCTGTGGTCGTTATGGTTCGACGCGCTTCCGGCGTTCCGGTTAGGATCGGCACCCCCGACCCACTGCCAAGCGGCTCTCGAAAGATGGCTGGCCCGAACATAAACGTCCCGCGACGGCCCCGGAGCGCGGTTAAAAACGCAATCCACGGCTGAGCCTCTATGCGGGTCAGGGGATTGATGGACACGCGCAGCTGCCAAGCGTCGGTGTCATGATCAAAAACTTGCGTTGAAAAAGTGTAGGGTGACTGACTGATTCCGATCACCGTGGACGCTATCAGCGAGACAGCCGACTCCCGAGTGGTTGCAGTCAATGGAATTGTCAGCGGATACGTTATCATATTGCTCCACGCTGCATTTGCTCGGCCAGAATGTTAGCGGTGCGACTGACGATCCTGTTTTCCATAACCGCGAGAGCGGTCGTGACGTCGTTATGAACGCCCCTCTGCGCGCCTCGCGCGTCGATGTTTACTACCATCGAGCTTGACTTTGCCCCGCTTTCATTTGAAACGGTGCGGCGGTATCTGGCACTCTTGCTCGAGGGTGTTTCCATGGGCGAAGACTGAAGTTTCTCGGCTGGGGTGTCGCTGTAGACTCCCTCGTCCATAGCCTTCTGAGTGTTTTCGTCGAAATTCGTTTTTATATTGATGGTAAGGTCTTTGGTCATCTTCTCGTCGAGCTCATCGAGAGTCTTTTTGAACTCCTTCACTTTGTTGCCCATCTCTTGCCAGTCCCGAGTCAGCGACTCGCTCGCCGCGTTAGTATCTGCAACGATACCGCCGAGGGTTCGGTCATTAGCGTCCGCGAGCTGTTGCAGCGTCGTTATACCGCGCCCTCTGATTGCATTAATCATCGCGTCAACGGCTTCAGGGTTAGCACCGGCCGCAATTAGCCGAGCTCTGAGGTCCTCTAGCGACTTCGCTCCCGCTTCCATCGCTTCTATTGCGATGTCTTTAAGACCCTTCAAGGCTGCCATACCTCGCCCGCCAGAACCGACGAACTCCTCCCATGCTCCAGATACGTTCCCAACGGCGACTAAGCCTTCCCCAAACGCAGAATTGACTCCCTGAATTGCGCTCTCGACTTCGAGCCACGTCATCTCCCCGGTGCGCCCGGCGGCAATCAGAGCGTCGATCATGTCCTCCATGTCAAGACCGAGCTGCTGAACCAGGAGCCTCGCATTGTCGATGTTTCCACCAAGGTTTTCCGATAAAATATAAGCGATCTGCGCGCCGACGTCCTCTGTCAGCCCCAACACCTCCTCAAACGCCTCTCCTAGTCCTTTGAAAACCGTCACCGCCTCTGACCCGAGCTTGTTAAAATTATCAGCCCAGTTCGTCCCGCCCGTGTCCCCACCGGCGTTGAAGCGCGTTGAGGAGCCAGTTACGAAATCGAGGTTTTGAGAATTGAACAGCCGCATTTCACCGGCGGCGTCGAAAAATCCGATTGTCTCAAGTTTCTTAAATCCCTCCTCAACGTAGTCGCTGAAAGCCTTTCGCGCCTTGGTTTCCGGGTTTTGGGCTCCCCATTTGAACAAGGAGCCGACAAAGCCGCCGATAGCCGAGCCGATTGAAGCCCCAATCGCTGCGCCCTGCGGACCACCGATAATTCCACCAAAAATTCCGCCGATACCTCCGCCGACAGCGGCTCCAGTGCCTGAGTTGTCCTGATTCGCCCTGTCCCGGTCCCTAGCAGCCAGAGCATCCCCAAAGACCTGCAATCCGGCTTGAAAAAAACCGGAGTAGCTCTCGGCACCCGCTCCGCTGTTGAATTGCCCGTCGGCTCCACCCGGTCCCTGTATTCCCGCTTCATGAGCAGCATCTGTTGAAATGTTACTGCTTCCAGGGTCAAACATTTCACCGCTAGCGGAGGTTGACTGTTCGCTACTAAACTGTCGAGAAATCCAGTTTCCGAACTGATCGAAAAGATTTTGATTTGCTCCCTTTGTTGCTCCGCTCAAGTCTGGGTAAGAATTACCCCACCCGGCTCCACTGCCCTGACCTCCTGCACTGCCTAAAGTCCCAAGAATCGCTCGACCGATTACCTGCCCGACGCCTTGAAACGTGCTGAGGTCTCCGTTAATCCCTCCGACAAGACCGGCTAGTATTTCAGAGGCGAAGCCCTGCGCTAATTGCTTCAGAGAGTCTTGCCAAGAATACTGCCCGGGGTTGAATAACTGATCGAGGACACCTGACCACTGCTGAACTGCCTCCTCGTGAGACTGTCGCATAAGCTCCGCGTGTTGCCGCGTTGCGTCCTGCATCTGCTGGTCGTACTGCTGGACCGTCTTCTGGGCCTCCGCGCGAGCCATTGCGCCGAGTTCCTCTTGAGTCTTCAGCCCCTCAGTGACCAGCGTCTGATTTGCTTGTATGAAGGCTTCCTCGGTCGATTTGTACAAGGACAGCCGATACTGCTCAAAGGCGGCTGGATCGATCCGAGAGATCGCGTCCTCAATGGCTAAACGGAACTGATCCGCCTCCTGCGCCAGGTCGCGCATCGTGATCTCTGCTTGGGCTTTCCCCGGCTTTCCGCCGCTTGGCTGGCCGCCGCGGATCGGCTCTGGGGGCTGGTAGCTGCCATTTTCTGGATCATACCCGTATTTTTTGAAGATTTCCGCGGTCCTCTTTGCGTAATCCTCTGCGGCTTTCTCCCGCTGCAAAAGGAGGTCTTCGTTCGCTTTCTTTTCGCTCGCGTTGAACTTATCAATTATCTGCTTTTCTTCTGCGAGGGATTCTTGAATCTGCCGATCCAGGTCTTCAACCCTGAGCCGTTTTACCTTGCCGCCGCTGATGCTGAAATTAAAACCGCTTTCACTTCTAGCGCGCTCGTCTTGTAGCGCCTTGGTTATGGCCTCTTGATCCCCTAAAGCCTTAAAAAATTCTCCGCGCTTTGTGACTGCGAAAATGTTATCGAGGCCGAGCGCGAATTTCTCCAGATACTCGATCGCCGTCGGTAGTGTCTTAACCGCCATTCCGATGAAAACGCCTTCGACGACCGCAAGGCTTTGGCCAAATTGCTGCATCCGTTCCGGGTCTGCCTGGACGCGGAGCTCTTGAAGTTGCGAGGCCAGCATCGCGCTTGAGTCGACACCGATCCCGATGTTTTTGACCGCTTCGGATAGGCTGTTTTTGAAGACGGTTACGCTGTCAGCGACGCCTAGAGTGACTGGCGAAAACTGATCCAGCACCGTCTGAAGTTGGCTCAGAGCCGTCGCAGTAACCTCCGTTTTGCCTTTCACATCTTGCAGGCTGAAGCCGAACTTTTTGAGCGCCTCTGCCTTCCCGCTGGATAGCCCAGCGATAAGCTCGTTTAATGTTTCAAGCGGATCGAGGTCACGCGCCGAGGCGACCCGCGTAGCGAGGTCGGCAAAGTCCGCGAAGTTTTTATTTACGTCTGGAAGACCACGGATCAAAGCCTCGTTTGCGGCTTTCATCAGGTCGAATTTGTCGATGAGGCCCTGCGTCCGGTTGGAAGCCTCTTCTAGCGCCTTGCTTGAGCCTCCCAGCTTTTCAAATGCCCCCGCAATGTCCCCGGCCTTGTCTCCGATTTCAGCCAGTTTTAGGACGGTGTCCGAAAACTGTTTTATGCCATAGGCAGCGCCGCCGAGAATAGCCCCGGCAAGAGCGACTTTCAGGCTGCGGCTTATCGCCTGTGCGCGGCGCTCAAAAACCTGCAGGATTCCGACCGACTTCGTCATGTCCTGCGACAGACGCGCCGTGTTTGCCTGAATGTCGATCTTAATTCCCGCGACGCGTCGAGTTGCCATGCTGAGCAGTGTACGGGAGGCGGCTGTGCGAGCCTATATCCTCACGATTGCTTGGATTTGGCTTTCTGGTTGGCTACTAGGGTCTTGAAATAGCCACCGAGATCAGACTGCTTTTTGATCGCCTGTTTTTTGTACTCTGGAAAATCGTCGAAAACGTCAACGTGCTTTGCGCCAAGGGCCGAGCGAATAGTTGCGGTGATTATCCCGGCCCGATAATCCTCGCGCTTGGTGCGTTCTTTCCGCGCCTGGACGACTGCGCTTATTTTTGCTGGTGTCATTCGCCAGAATCGGTCTTCAGGGATGCCGCACTCTGCCCACATCCAGGCGAGCAGCGAAAGGATGTCGAACTCATGCGGGTCGCTGTCGGCGTCGACGACCTGGTCGTCATCTATTTTTTTTTGCTGTTTGCCGGACTGGCAGCGTCAAATGCCTGACGAACCGCCGAACCGATCTCGGTTAAACGGTCGAACCTCATCCACTTCTGAATCTGATGGATTGCTGACATGACAGTGTCGTCACCTTTTCCAGGTCGACCAGGCTCTTGAGAAGGCGTGACCTCACCGTCGAGCGATGGGTCGCTCGAAATCAGTCCAGCCCAGACCAGAACTGCGAGGTCTTCGGGGTCTTGGACGTCGAGCTCGCCTCTCAGGGCGTTCTTTCCGCTCAGTCGCTTCATCTGTGCGATGGACCACATTGTGAACTCAAAACGACGCTGAACGCCGCCGAGATCGATGTGGATAGACGAGACAGCTTTTTCGATGTTTTGCATGGTAACCGCTCCGTTTCGGTTTTTAATTTACTTCTTAGCTTTGAGTAATCGCGCCGTCGACTGCGAGTGTGACCGACACGGTCTGGAACCCGTCAACCGGGGACTCAAACGAGACGCTCACATAAGCGCCGAAGGAGAAAGTCTCGGCTCCGTCGTCCGTGAGAACGTATTTGAAATTCAGCTTTTCGCCGTCCTTCGCAGCCGAAACCAGCGCAGAGTGCTGAACGTCGGTGCTGTCATAGTACGCGCGGAAGTTGATCGCTGGCTTGTCTACGATGGACACTCGGCGAACGATGTCAGGTGAACCATGATGCCGGCCCTCTATGAACTGAGGCGCGAACCCGCCGCCTGTCGGTCCCTCAAAGATGCAGCCGATTGCGGTGAACACTTCCGGGCTGGAACCGTCGCCAATTTTAAGCTCTGTGCCGTGTGCTGCTGCTGGATTCGACATAATTTAGCCCTCGTCGTGCATTAAAAAAACTTGAACCGGTATCGTGTAAAGCCCACTTTCAAAGTCGTAGTCGTCAAATTCGTTGTCCACAGCAGCGCGATGAACCTTCACTCCGGCAACCGTCCCGCTAAATCCGCTGAACGCTTTTCGGACAGCCATCGCTAGGCTCTTCGCAACGGATACCTCTCGCGCGTAGCTTTCGACCTCAAACTCGCTTGTGAGCTTCCCGCTGGTGCCAGAGTGACTTAAATCTGCGCCGGTAGTCGATACCCGTCGAAACACTATTGCGGGGAGGATAGACTTTTCAGGCAGGAAGACAGGAAAGATGCGGTCCCCTACGATGCTCGAAACCTCAGGAAAGCCGGTCAACCTTGCAAAGATAGCCTGCTCAATCATTTGACGCCCCCAGCTCCTTCTGCACCTCGTCTGTGGACTCCTTGAGATCGCGGTAAAAGGCGGAGACGCTGCCGTCTGCGTGACGCTCTAGGGCCTTCCGAAATATGTATCGCCCTTCCACGCGCCTGAGAACCTTCGGATGCCCGAAAGGGCCGCGCTTTTTACCGGCCCTATGCCCGGTAAGGTTCCAGCCTTGGTCGACCCAGTGCGCATAAAAGGTGTCGGCATATTTGTGAGAGACTGTGCCGGTGATCGTCCCGTATTTCTTGCTTATTCCCACCCTCTTAGTGACTGAATCTCTTAACTGCCCACTGTCAACCGGGACCGAGCTGCGAACATCTTGGAAAATTGGCTCGATCACTGCCTTCATCGTCTTTCTTTGAATCCTGCGGCTTACGTTCCCCGGCAGCGATTTGAGCGCGTCGATGACTGCCTGCGTTCCTTGAACGTCAAGGCGCACAAACTGCGCAACCCCGCTTGAGGTGTCAAAGGCGCCCCTGATGGTTGAGTCATAGCCCCAGAGCGCGGCTGTAAGTTTAGGCCCTAACACGATGCACCCCTTTGATTTCCATTGCGTCGTTGTACCGCGTGAGCGAGAGAACCTTCATGCCGTCGATGCTGTAAGTCTTGGAGCCGTGGACAATGCGGTCCGCGCTCGAGATGTCGGTGCGGTAACGGATCAGGAAGGTGACCGGTTGTTCGTACTCGCCCTCGAAATTGCGCTTTGGCGATTCGCCGCCCATTTCTGCAACGATCTGCGCAAAGACCTGGGCCCGTTTAGTCCACGAGACGATCTGCTCTCCAAGCGCCCCCCTAGCGGTGACCTTCTTCTCAATAGTGATCGACTCTCTAAGCCTCCCGCTTTTCATAGGCCGTCAAAAAAACGTGATCACCCGGTACGGTGAGAGCAGATAGTCGCAGCTCATAGGGATAGTGAAGAGCTGCCCCGCTGAAACTATGTCGGGATTCTCGTAGAGATGCGCCACCACGAGCTTGATTGCGTGGCGAACAGGCGCCGGGACATCCGCGGGATCGTCGCCGTACCCAGCAAAATAGGTGATTTCAACGGCATTCGGCCGTCCTTGCTCGACGTCTGGGAAGGTTTCTCCCTCCTTTAGCATCAGCCTTGCCGGTGCGGAGAGGTCGTCTAGCCAGTATTTGTCCGGGTCTAAGGCCTGGAGGTTGCCCTCTTGATCGTAATACTCAACCGCTGTGACCTCCCGAACTGGCGTGTGGGGGAGCTTTATGACTCTCCCAGCTGGGAACGCGTCGAGGGAGAGCCGCCACTGCTGGGTAATCAGGCTCCGCCTGGTGATTGTCTCGACGGTCACTCGCGCAGCGGTGATCAGAGCGTTCAGGAGCTCGTCTTCCTCATTATGAGTGACTCTCAGGTGAGCCCTGACGTCATACAGGTCGATCGGCTCGATTTCAGGCGGAGAAACGAGCGTGGTCCTCGTGAAGTCGTGCATCTGCCCCCGTGTGCGAAAAAAATTCGGATGCCGAGCCGAAACAGCACTCGGCATCCGAGACTAGCGTCAGGAATTAAGCCCTGGTCGCCAGTGCTACATAAGCCGACAAGGTGTCCGTGCCATAAGCCGGTGTGAGGTCATCAGACCAGATCGGCTTGCCGTCGACACGCAGAGTCCACCGGAAGGCAAGCTCGTCGTAAAGGAACCGCACATGGATGCTGGTTTCTCCCTTGATGCCACCCTTCTCGATTAGAAGGTACTCGCCAAAGTCCGCGAGGACAATGTCGCCTGCCGTTCCGAGCTGCTTGCACTGCTCAGCAGCGATGACCGGACGACCGAACAGCTGGTCGAACGGCTGGTTGGCAAATGTTCCCTGCGGGAAATATGCACCATTGTCGCCGAGCGTCAGGCCGTATAGCTGTGGCTCTACTGACTGATTGACGAGCCACACCGCATTCGACCGAGCACCAGCCCAGAGGCGAGCGCGCATGTTGAACAGGTTGGCCTTTGTCACCGTAGCAGCGGCCTGTCCGACGTCCTTGGCCACCGTAACCAGCCCACCGCCATTCAAGATGCCCGAAGGCTTCCCGTCGCCGTCACCGTTCAGGATGGCGTCGTCTAGCTTGTACGCCAGCTCGCGCACCACGCTGTCCGCGACCACGCTCTGAAGCGCAGTCGTGTCAGATAGGAGCTCGTCTGTAACGTAGCAAAGCGCCATTAGCTTCTTGAGGCTGAGCTCAATCTGCCGGAACTTTGGCTTGGACGCTGTAGCGGCTGCGGCCTCGGCTGCCCAATACGCTTGAACGCCACCGAAACGGCTTCCGTCTGCGCGGCTGCTCTCGTCGATCGCGTTGATTTTCAGGCCGTTTGACTGGCCCGAAATCTGAACGCGACGGCAGCGGCTTGCAAGTGCGGCTGAGGTGTAAACCTTCTGAAGTAGCTCCTGGCTGAAGTCCTTATCAACCAAGAATCCACCGTCCGCGTTTACGCCTTCGCTCAGACCGGCTGCCCGGGACTCAAGCAGTCGAGGGTCTACACGATGACCTGGCGAGCCAGCGTGTACTACTGCACGAAGAAACTCGCCAAGGTTGCCCCATTTATTCGAAGCCGAAGATGTCTCGGTCTGCGCCTTTTGTGCGCTTCTCTCGTCATCTGCTGGCTCGTAAACGGCTGCAGTGTGACGGGTCGACTCGCCAGCGTAGGCCGCGAGGATTTCCTCTTTGGCGATACGACCGGAAAGTGACTTAACTTCTGCGTCTTGCTCGTTCCACTGTCTCTCTTCGTCCGGCGAAAAGTAACGGTTCTCAGCGTCTGCCTTGTCGGTCAGTGCCTGCATCTGTCCTATGAAAGCCGCCCTTTTCTTTAGCAGCTCTTGCACCTTGCTCATTTTCTTATCCTCTCTAAAGTTAACACCGTCGATCTCTGGGGACCGCCCGAACCTCGACTAGAGAGGCTCTTGGAGGATTGTTCTAGGAATTTGGTTTCCTGGCGATACCCGCCCTAAAATGCAGTGAGAAGCGCAAGCCGCCGCCGATAGGAAGCCATCTTCCGCTGTTCCTGGTGCTGCTTCTGCTCCTTCTCGCGCCAGATAGCCTCTGCGGAAACAAGGTGCTCGGCGCGAACCGATGCCGAAGTGCCAGGGTAAGCAGGAAACGCCACCAAAGAAACCTCAAACAGATTCACGTCGAGAAGCTCTCTGTATGCCCGCCCCTCCTTTGTTCCCCACTTGTCTGCGACAGTCTCAAAGCCGAAGGAAAAGCCGTCTACGACGCCGCTTCTCACCCACGCAAGGGCGGTCCTTCCGTCTTCGGTGTCGATCGGGTGTAAGGTTACCCTCAAGCCTTGCTCGTCTTCTTGCAGAGTGAGATTACCAGCCTTTGTTCGCCCTATGATCTTCCCCGTGTTGTGGTCGAGCAAAGCCCTGACGTCCTGGCCGTCCTTGACTGCGCGCGAGAAGGCACCTGGTCGGATCACCTCAGTGAAAAAACCGAGATCGACGCTGTCTGAATTATAAACCGCGGCGTAGCCGGTGATCACGTCGCCCTGCTCGGCGCGCGTCTCGACACATAAGCCAGTCGCGCTCCCACGAAACTCCTTACTGCTGCTCATCTTCTGAATCCTCCACTGTTCTAAGTATCTCAACAAACGATGTCGTTCTGGTGTTTACTGCGTCGTCTGGGTTTGCGTCCCAATAGTCAACAAACCGAACGACTGCTGCTGCGGTCGAGTCAGCGTCATGGCGCTTGCCGCTGGCCTGTAAGAAGGCCGTCGCCACCGGAACCAGCCCTTCAATGATGACTTTTTCGTGACTGCGGAAAGGCTTTTTACTCTTTGCAACCCTGTCGGAATACTTTTCGACCTGTTGCCGAACGACTGGAAAAAGGAATTGAGGCTCGGTGTGCCTAACAGCCGTGGGCTCCTGGGCAGGGTCAGCCGCCGCGTCGAGCATGTTCAGAGGTACCAGGTATTTTTCTCCGGCTCCGCTTGGGAGTGGCTCCATGTTTTCCATGCGCCGAACGTCGTCAGCACTGAGCCATCCCCATTGTCGCCCGACAGCATAAGCCGAATAGCGGCTTTGAATGTCCCCGCGCAGGAGTCCCTCCACGAGGAACTCTGTATAGTGCGTCTGGTTTTCTTCGTCCGATAGCAGGCGCGCCGATATTGCCTGCTCCCACCGCCGAAGCCAGGGGAGGATGGTGTGCTGCACGAAGTCGAGCGCCTGGTGCTCGATATTTGAAAACGTCGCGTGGTCCAGGTGGCCGATAAGGTGGGGAGGTACCCGGAAAATTCGGGCAATTTCCTCGATCTGAAACTTCCGCGACTCAATAAACTGGCTGTCTTGGGATGACACGCCGATCCGGGTCCACTTCATGCCTTCCTCAAGGATGGCCACCTTGTGCGCGTTCTGGACCCCAGCGTGTGCAGATTGCCAGGAGTTTTTTAGTCGGAGATGGGCTTCGTCGCTCAATTTGCCGGGGTGTTCAAGTATGCCACCCGGTTTTGCGTCATTTTTGAAAAGCCTCGCGCCGTATTCCTCAGTCGCAAGGGCCAGCCCGACACTTTCCCGCGCGTAGGTTATGGGCGAAACGCCCACGATTCCGTCGGTGGCGAGCCCCTTAATGTGGAAAATCTGCTCTCCGCCGAGCTCTATTGTCTGAAAGTCGAGGGTCTTTACCTTAAAGCGCACCTCTCCAGTCGGCAGCAGCACCGGTTCCACGCGTGTCGGGTTCAGCGGGACAAGCTCGACTAAGACGCCCCGACCGTCAAAAACCTTCTGGGCATACCCGTTCCCGCGCAGGAGACAGTGCGCCATCATCATTTCGCGGAACTCAAAGGCGGTTTGGTAGCGGTTTGGCCGAGAGCTCAGGAGCTTGAACACCGGCAACGACGGATCGCGCTCCCTCCCGGTGGAGGTGCGCCGATAGGTTATAAAGGGGAGGCCAGCCACCGTCTCAGAGAGAACTCGGACGCAGGAGAGCACCGCCGCACACCGCATCGCGCCGTCTGGCGTCACACGGACTCCGGTGGCAGACGAGGCCGACTCTAGCACTGTCGCCCAGTCGTCCGCCGCACCAACGTGCCGCGCTTCGCTTTTCAACCAACGGTTCAGGAATCCCATCTTTCAGCCTCGACCATTTCCCGAACTATAGAGTCCCAAGAGTTTTAGACCTATATCCCTCCACTAGAGGGTCAGAAGCCCTCGCTCCGAGTAGACCGATCGAGGGTCGGCGGTCTTCGTTATAGCGACTCCCAGGGCGTTGACCAGCGCGACAACACCGTCGATTTTCTCTTTCGACCGCTTCTTGCTTGGTTTGATGTTTCCCGCTGCGTCCTGCTCAACCGCTACGTTTGAAACCATCCACCGCAGGACCGGATCGGCGTCGTGGTGTATCCGCTGGCTTAGGATCAGTCCGTTGAGCTCTTTCATGGGAGCGCTCATCGAGACGTAGCCCTGGCCAAAAAAAGCGACTTCAAAGTCGTCCCCCTGAAGCTGCGTAGCGAGCTGCGTAGCGTTCCAGCGGTCGATGACAATTTGCTCGATCTTGAACTGCTTACCCCACTTCCTGAATGACTCTCGGATAAAATCGTAATCGCACACAGCCCCCGGCGTGACCATGATCCGCCCCTCACGAGCCCACTGATCGTAGGGTATCCGATCTCGCTTAGTCCTTATTTTTACGGCTTCTTCAGGCACGAAGAATTTGAGCTTCGTTCTGTAGCTGCCATCTTCCTGCGGGAAGAGCAAACAGATCGCAGTCACGTCGGTGGTTGTTGCCAAGTCGACCCCAACAAAACAGCGCCGACCATAAAGGTCTTCGTCCGAAAACACCCGCGCGCAGGAGTCCCACTTCTCGATCGGAAGCCAGCGGGAGTCCTGCTCTGTCCAGACATTAAGGTGCAGGCGCTTGAAAGTGTTTTCATAAGCGGTAACCTCTGCCGCCTTGTTCGCCTGCTCACGCAAGTAAGTCGGCTGAACCGTGACGCCCCAATTCGGATTGGCTTTTCGCCAGGTCGACTCCTGTTGCCAGTCATCCCCTTCGTCAGCAGCAAAGATGACGCCAAGAAAAGAGGGGTCTTTGACTATCCCCTTTCTCACCCGCTGCGCGTAGTCGTGCATTTCCCAGCAGACCGAGTTCTTGTCGTAACCAGCCGTCGTCAGAAAGACGGTGAGGGGCTGCAGCCGATATGCCTGGGACGTTGTCAGAACGTCCGTGAGCTGGCGGTCCGGCTGCGCGTGAAGCTCGTCGATGATAACGCCGGAAAGGTTGGCTCCGTGTTTCGTGGACGCCTCCGCGCTGATCACTTTATACGTCGAGGCGCTTGAGTGAACGACAAGCGACCGCTTGAACATCGCGATCCTGCCGCTTAGCTTTTGATTCGCCAGGACCATCTGCTTAGCGGTTTCGAAAACGATGGCGGCCTGCTCCCGGTCAGCTGCAGCCGATACCACCTCGGCTCCGGCCTCCCCGTCGGCGTCGAGAAGGTACAGAGCAAGCCCACTGCCAAAGGCGCTCTTTCCGTTCTTGCGCGGGATTTCTAGGTAAAGGGTCTTGTATTTCCGGAGCCCCGTCTCTCGGTGCTTCCAGCCGAAAAGCCTGCGAAGAATTTTCTTCTGCCACGGCTGAAGAAGGAACGGCTGACCGGCAGCTTCCCCCTTGATGTGGACCAGCTCTCGCTCGAAAAAGCGAACTACGCGAGCCGCCGCCTTCCGATCGAAATAGTAATCGACGTGTTCCTGTTTGCGCTCGCTAATCTGCATCGTCGTAAGGGTCTAGGATTTGGCTAGGGGTTGAGGTGTTGAGCAAAGCCACCATGCGCACCCGGCTGGCCGGAGTCATTCCGAACTCGCGCTCCAACCTGAGCAGCCGGTCCATGGCTCGGTCGCGCACCCCCACCCAGGGATTCGGCACGAAATAGGCGAACTGGCCGAGCTTGTCCCTCATCGGAATGAAGAACTTGCCTTTGATCTCCTTGTCCGCGTTCCGGTACTCAAGCAGAAGCCTGACGTACCTTCCGAACGGCTCTAGGTCGACCGCGGACATGAGCCCGCAGTTGATCAGCTCTTGACTTAGTGCGCTGAAGACCAGCCGCCCTTCTTCCGGCAAGTCGCTCGGTGGCTCGACTGTTGTCGCTGGTCGCGGCTTCGGCTCGTTGGGGTTTATCCTCACCCGGCCTGGGTTGCCCTCGAGCAACCGGAGCGCGGTGGGCTTTGGCGGTGGACCTCGTAAACCCATGATTTAACTAGCCTCAGCACGATTCAAGGGGTTACCCTCTAAAACCCTCGACGGCGGTGGACCTCGTAACCCCATGATTTAACTAGCCTTACCACGATTCAAGGGGTTACCCTCTAAAACCCTCGACGGCGCGCAAAAAGGGCGCGCCGGTGGTCC